TTAGCTACATGATAGACGGAGTGGACTTAGGCAAAGTCAGTGTTAATATCAGCGAAGATACCGGGTTAACAGTAATCATGTCGCAAGACTTTGCATCAGGACAAACTGAAGATATACAAAATAACTGGTATAGCTTTTTAAAAGAATTAAGACTATTTGCCAAAAAAAATATGATGAACTTTGATGTTAGAGATATCAACAAAAATAACTTAACAAAACGAGACTACTCGTTCTTAGCAAACAAAACTTCCGGAGATGAAACCATGGCCGAATCTAAAATGTATGGCACAAATAAAACAAGTTATCAGCGTATTGGAAATGCTAGACTAGCTATTAAACATATTGCACCTATAAATGTAGAAAGTGCTACAGGAAGAACACAAAAAATAAATGCAATTTATATCGAGTCGCCAACTGGTGAGCGTTTTAAATATCCATATAAACACCTAAGCGGTGCAAGAGCAATGGCAATGCATGTTAGTGAAGGCGGCAATGCATACGACGATTTCGGAAAATACATTTCTGGACTTTCAGAAGAAATTTCAAAACTACGCAAGTTTAGCCAATACATAAATCGCAGTAGCGTAGTAGCCGAAGGATTGGCAGATTATGTAGGCATTGTAAAAGAGCGTGTTGTAACTATTAAAAAAGAAATTCAAAATCTACAAAAACCATCATATTATTCGGAAGCAGTATCGAGTTACACAGTACCGGTTGTAGAAGATGTTCCAGATGACGTTTCTGAAAATTGGATAGACCAGCTTACTATCAAACAATTCAACGAAGAACTCAAAGACGTATTTCCATACATTTATAAACTAGTAGGCGAAGCAACAAAAGCCAAAGAACTTGGACCAGACGATCTAATAGATGAATCCGGTTTACAGTATTATACAGGTGTCAAAAAGCACGGCAAAGAATACATGAAGAAAGCTGCTCAAGCAGGTCGTGAAGGTGCAAGTCAAGAAGAACTAGGCCGTCTAAAAGACAAGTACAGCAAAGCAGAAAAGAAAACCAAAGAAGAGTTTGAACTAGAACAAGCGTTTGAAGACACAATGGGTCAGTTTAGTGATCATGTGTGTGAAGATTGTGGCAATCCAAGTTGGCGTACACTCAGCGAAGAAAAGCAAAAAGGTGTTGACGGCAAAGTATGCTGGAAAGGCTACAAGCGTATGGGCACCAAAATGAAAGGTGGCAAGCGTGTAGATAACTGTGTAAAAGTTAGCGAAGCAGAGTTAGAAGAAGCATATATTAACACAAGCAAAGACGCTATAGCAGTACTAGGCAATCTACGCATGATAGGCAAAAGTATTGAAAGAGGTCAAGGTACATACGATGGTAATCTTGCAGGCGAATATGCCAATGATGTTTACGACGTTATTTCATGGCTAGACGCCAATGCCGACACTAGTAATCCTAAATTCCAACAAGTTATCAGACCTGTAATAGAATTGCGTAAGAAAGCTAAAAGTATGGAGCGTGAACCAGGCAGTGGCAAAAACGCAGCGTTTGGTAACGAGATTGTAAACACATTATATCCGCTAATGCAGTGGATTGAAATGAATGCACAAGCAGGCCGCGAAGCAGATGTTGGTGAAGGTTTCAAAAGCAAATTAGCAATGCTTGCATTGTTAGGACTAACCGGATTAGGCGCAATGAAGATGACAGATCCGACAAATACACCATTAGGACAAGCTCTACAACAAGCAGCACAACAAGGCGACGAAGACGCAGCATATCACTTAAAAAGATTAGGCGCATACATTGACGCAGGCGATTCGGGAACATTAAAACAACTAAACTTCCAATATATAGATGAGCCAGAGTCAATGAAAGATAACGCAGATACCCCATCTAGCACCATGACAGCACCAATGAGCATGTCTCAAGAAAAGCCAAAGACACCACTTGGAGAGTTCATTCTGTCTTACTTTGACAGAGAAAACGGAACATTTCCAAAAGGCCCAACAGCAGTTCTTACTATGGTAGAAAAAGATTACGGTACACAATATGTAAAGCCGGCTGCTAAATTTATTCAAAAAGTTGAGGCAACTGTTGCTAAACGTAACGCACAAGAAACATTAAATTCTCGTTATCCACAAACAGAAATTATAAAACAGTTAGCGGGTCTATGATTCGCTAACACCTTAATAATATTAAAAAAAATACTTGACAAGATAAATAATATTGTGTAGTTTAGTAACTGTGCTACACATTAAAGGCACAAATGCATAGGCAATAACAAGGAGGCAATACTATGGCATCATTAGCAGAAATCCGCGCGAAACTTAAAGAACAGGAAACACGTTCTAGCGGTAATAATCAAAACACCGGCGGCGACAACGCAATTTATCCATTCTGGAACATGGCAGAAGGCCAAACTGCAACCATTCGTTTTCTTCCAGATGGCAATACTTCAAACGACTTCTTTTGGGTAGAACGTGCAATGATTAAACTTCCTTTTGCAGGAGTAAAAGGAGAAACCGAGTCACGTCCTGTTCAAGTACAAGTTCCGTGCATGGAAATGTATGGCGAATCTTGCCCAATTCTTACCGAAGTTCGTCCGTGGTTTAAAGATCCTACTCTTGAAGATCTAGGACGCAAGTATTGGAAAAAGCGTAGTTACCTCTTCCAAGGATTTGTATCTGACAATCCGATCAAAGAAGATACTACGCCGGATAATCCGATTCGACGTTTTATCATCGGTCCTCAAATCTTCCAGCTTATTAAAGCAGCACTTATGGATCCTGACATGGAAGAACTACCAACAGATTACACTGCTGGTGTTGACTTCCGTCTTAACAAAGGGTCTAAAGGTGGCTATGCAGACTATGGTGCAAGCAACTGGGCTCGTCGTGACCGTCCGTTGTCGGATTCGGAAATGAAAGCAATTAACGAGTTTGGACTGTATAACCTCAGTGACTTCCTTCCTAAGAAGCCCACAGATGTTGAGCTTAAAGTCATTAAAGAAATGTTTGAAGCTTCAGTTGACGGTGAAGCATACGATGCAGATCGTTGGAGCCAATATTTCCGTCCTAGCGGCATGGCAGCTCGTACTGGAGATCCTGTTGCATCGTCTAAAACCATTGTAAATGACGAAGATGATGACATTGGTTTTAAATCAAATGAAGAAGCAGCTAGAGCCGCAGCACCTGTGTCTAAGCCTGCACCTGTAACTAATACAGCATCTACTGGCGCACAAGATATTCTTGCAAAAATTCGTGCTCGTCAGAACGGGTAAAAACAATATTATAGGCGTGTTCAAAGCACGCCTATAACCGTTATTGCTTTTTATATTAGGAGATAAACAAATGGCAAAAATTAACAAGCTAGTTAAAGTAAATGATAACATCTCTGTTAACCGTTACGATAACGGATGGATGGTAGAAATCAACGGTCGTGATAAAAAAGATGACTGGAAATCAGTAAAAGTGATGTGTGCGTCAGAAGACGAACTGTTTGCACTCATTAAAGAATACAACGGAATGGAGCTCGAATAAGCATGGCAACAAAGGCATTTGATCCAAGCAAATTCCGAAACTCGCTAACAAAGAGTATCAAAGGAATGAGTGCAGGGTTTAACGACCCAACTGATTGGATCAGCACTGGTAACTATGCTCTTAATTACTTGCTTAGTGGTGACTTTAAAAAAGGTATTCCGCTAGGCAAAGTAAGTGTGTTTGCCGGTGAGTCGGGTGCAGGTAAGTCTTACATTGTGTCTGGCAATATTGTAAAACACGCACAAGAACAGGGTATTTTTGTTGTTCTTATTGACTCGGAAAACGCACTTGACGAAAGTTGGCTGCAAGCACTAGGCGTTGATACTAACGAAGAAAAAATCCTCAAACTCAACATGGCAATGATCGATGATGTTGCTAAAACTATCTCAACATTCATGGACGATTATCGCAGCATGAATGAAGCAGATCGTCCCAAGGTGCTGTTTGTCATTGACAGTCTTGGTATGCTTATGACTCCTACTGAAGTCAACCAGTTCGAAGCAGGTGACATGAAAGGTGACATGGGTCGTAAGGCTAAAGCACTTAAAGCACTTGTGACTAACTGTGTTAACATGTTTGGTTCATACAATGTGGGTATGGTTGTTACTAACCACACTTATGCATCGCAAGATATGTTTGATCCTGATGATAAAATTTCAGGAGGTTCGGGGTTTGTGTACGCATCGTCGATGGTAGTAGCAATGAAGAAGTTGAAGCTTAAAGAAGACGAAGATGGCAACAAGACAAGTGAAGTAAACGGTATTCGTGCTGCATGTAAAGTGATGAAAACACGTTATGCAAAACCGTTTGAAGGTGTACAAGTAAAAATTCCATATGAGACTGGCATGGATCCTTACAGTGGATTGTTTGACATGTTTGAAAAATGGGGTGTTCTTGAGAAACAAGGAAACCGTTACAAATACACTGACAGCGAAGGTATTGAAACTTTGGAGTATCGTAAAAACTGGACAGGAGAACTACTCGAAATGGTAATGTCGGATTTACCCAATAAAAAGCAAGTCGAGGTAAATATCGAGAACACAAACGAAGAAGTTGTGGATACCATCGAGGAGTAGTTGTAATGGATGAAAGCCAAATTGCAGACATTTGGAATCTTTTTAAAGAGTACTTGGACAAAAAACATGTCGAGCTAGCAGCAGAAAAGTTTGTCGACTTGCTAGCAGATTATGGTGTAGACGATATTACATTTAAAGAAGTATCGGGTACAGACAAATATCTCGATAATGCTATCAATTATTATTTAGATTTAGATTCTGAGTATAACGACGAAGAGGACGACTAATGGGATGGTATAGTAGAGTATCAAGAGATATCTCTCAAATTCCGGAAGCAATACAATACTTTCAAGACGAACTTGTGTCAGCTCGTAACGAAGTACAAATTAGCGGCAGTATTGAAAAAGCTGCCGCTAATATGCCTGGTATCGTAGAACACCGATTTAATCAACTGCAAGAGTTAGAAGCTATTCTCGAGTATTTGAACATTGAATTACGTAGATTGCGCAGCAGCTTTTTTAAGAAATATCTTGAAAATTATCAACGTGCATTAAGCAGTCGCGATGTTGAAAAATATGTAGACGGCGAAGCAGATGTAGTCGACTATGAAAAAATTATTAATGAATTTGCATTAGTGCGCAATAAATGGCTAGGCGTTCTTAAAGCATTAGATCAAAAACAATGGCAATTAACCAACATCGTAAAGTTACGAGTTGCCGGTATGGAGGACGCTTCGATATGAAAAAAGTTTACGACTATTGGATGCCAGACACTGACAGCCATTTTGAAAGACTGATTGCCAAGCGTGTTAAAAACGGTGGACCTCCTGAATACCAAGATGATGTTAGAGACGAAGCATATAAGTATGTAACTGATTTTAATATAGTAGTTGATGTGGGCGCCAATGTTGGATTATGGTCAAAACCTTTAACAAAAGTGTTTAATCACGTTATTGCATTTGAGCCATTGGAGCAAGTATATAGTTGTTTAGAGCGTAATGTTGAAGGGTTAAACATTGAAATACATAAACATGCGCTGGGCAACATAACCAATAAAGTAGAAATGATTTATGATGCCGAAAACACTGGTAGTAGTTATGTTAGCGAAACAGGCTACGGATCTATCGACATAAAACGTTTAGATGACTTGAATTTACCCAAGTTTGGACTTCTTAAAATTGATTGTGAACGATACGAATTAGAAGTATTAAAAGGTGGCATCGAAACTATTTTAAAATACAAGCCTATAATTATTGTTGAACAACATCCTGATACAGAATACTGCGCAGGTACTTATTTAAAAACTCAAGGTGCAAAAGAAATTACCAATATCAGAAAAGACTATATTTTTGGCTGGTAATTATTAAATAACTTTATGAAAACAATAGTATTAGTAACCGGAGGATTTGATCCTATCCACAGCGGACATATTGCTTATTTTAACGAAGCTAAAAAGCTCGGCGATGAACTATGGGTAGGTGTAAACAGTGACAGCTGGCTTGTTAACAAAAAAGGCAGACCGTTTATGCCATTTGAAGAACGAGCAAACATCGTGAGTAATCTAAAGGTAGTAGACTTGGTTTTATCTTTTGATGATGACGAACTAGGTAGTAGTAATAAATGCATCGAGTATATCTTAGATTCTAATCCTAACGCAAAAATTATTGTTGCCAACGGCAGTGATCGCAATGCTGGAAATATACCAGAATTTATCAAATACGGAACTCACCCAAGAGTTAAATTTGCCTGGGAAGTCGGCGGCAATGATAAGAAGAATTCAAGCAGTTGGATTTTAAAAAACTGGG